GCAGTTGTAGCGGGGTTACCAGTTGGTTGACCAGCAGCATTACCTGCCATTGTTGGCGTTTCCATCAGGTTGATACCCTGAGAGAAAGCAGCCTCTTCTCTTAAAAACTTTTCTTGGTTTTCCAGCAGGACAGCAGTAACAGCTCTTCTGTGTGAATCCTTGATTCCATCAAGACCTTCATAGTCCAGGAGAGGTGCCCACTTTTCCTGCAGATGCTCAGATTGGAACATTTGCGTTTACCTAAAGGGGATTGTTTACAGTTTGAATTAATATTAAATTCAGGATTGCTTGAAAGCACCCAGAGATCTCAGATAGGTCTCCATGGTGGTTGAAGTAGCAGCATTAGTGCTATCTACACCCTCAGAGAGAGTCTGAGTTGGGGATGCCTTAGCAGCTGGGGTTGATCTGGAGAAGTATGACTCCTTCAGAGTCTCCAACTTTTCACGATATTCTTCTTCACTTTCAAACTCTACACTTTCAGCAAGTGAGGCGAGCTTCTCCTTCTGGGTCTCTGCAAGACCTGAGGAAACTTGAGTCAGAACATCTTGAGCAGAAGACTCAGCGAGTCTCTTGTTCAGACCAATGTTCTTATCAATTTGCTCATTGAGCTTGGTCTCCATTTCATCAAGTTTTTCTACCATGCTTTCCAGCACATCATATTTATCTTCAGGGATGGTTACATAATGTTCTTCAAAAAGATTCTTCATGCCTGAGAGGAAACTCTCAGTCATTTCAGATTTAATTCCATGTTCTACAGCCAACTCATTCTCAGTCATCCACTCTTCGCAGACATACTCAAGATATGAGTCAACTCTTTCAACCAGAGAGGTCTTAAGTTCTTCCTTAGCCTCTTCCAGTTGAGTGGCATATTGTGTTTCCAGGGCTTCCTGGATTTCTTTTACTTTTGAATTCAGAGCAGCTTCAAAGACAACCTTTGCTTTTTCTCTGAACTCCTCGGAGAGTTCTTCACCACCAAGGAGAGCATTGACATCTTCATCCATGTCATATGCTTCAGTTGTTTCTTCTGATTCAGCAACTACTTCTTCAGTAGAAACTTCCTCTTCTGCTACAACTTCCTCAGTTGTTTCTGTTTCTTCTTTAGACATTTTTTGCATTGGGTCAGCTTTCTTGGCACCCTTGTTGACTACGTCAGCAACGGTTTTGATTTTTGGTTCCTTAAGCTTAGCAGAATCATCATCTGGCTTATAGTTCTCAGGTGAAGGACCACCAAGATCCTCATAAGAACCAGCCTGAGATGAATCCATTGGGTCTCCAGCCTTAGCACCAGAGTTTACCGCAGTTTTGGATTGCTGTGTCTTTACTTCCATTTCTTGTAGATCTCCACGAGACATTTTGAAACTCTCCGATTGCCTGTTTTAAACTATATTTATTTATAAATTAAAACCTTTTATATCAAAGGCTATTGAGGAAATTATTGAAAACTTCCAGTTTTTGTTCATCAAGTTGTTTTTGATCAACTAAAGTATTGATCTCTTTGTATGTTTTGGCAGCAAGTTGTTCTCTAAGAACACCACCATCCCATACCCACTCTTTACCTTCCATGATGCCTTCAACAAAAGCATCAGGAGCAGAAGGATCAGCAACAATGTCAGCAGCAGTTGCCAACATGAAGTCATCACCTACAATGTTTACTCCTTCTCTGGTTGGTTTGAGTGAACCAATACCTCTGGATGAAACACCCAGTTTCACACCCTCATCAATGAGAGATTGTGCAATCTTACCCATTGGTGTGCTCAGGAGTTTAGCCTTACCAATGAAGTTTGAACCACTCTCTTTGAGTGATACAATCTTGTGGGATACTCTGTCAAGATTTACAGTAGGACCTTCTGGATGACCCAGTTCACCTAATGCTCTGCCTGACTTTACATGGTTTTCATTGTATCTTTGAACTTCCTTTCTCAGGACGCTCATAGGATACATTCTACCATTTCTGTTTTGAAGGTCTCCCTGGAGGAAGATGCCCTCAATAAACATTGACTTCTTGCCACCAACAGATTCTACAATGAAGTCAACAGTTTCTATTTCTTCTCTGATTAGTTTCATTTGTGACCTCAGGAGACTTGAACTTGTTGGATGAATGCTTTGCCAGTGCTGGCATTTGTGATAACAGATACTTTCAATGATCTTCTCAACTCAGCATAAGGAGCAGCAAATGCTGTTGCAACACCAGTTGAGTTGTGACTGACAACCACTCTTGTGCCAAAGAAACCACCAACACCAGCAGTATTGTTGATACTAGCAATTGTTTTATGGGAAAAGTCCCAGTATGATTGACCAGTTACAGTAAGTGAAACAGCATCACCTACAGCAAAAGGACAACCTGTGCCTTCAGGAAAATCAATAGTTGTTGTGCTACCTTTGGTTACACCTACAACTCTTTGAGCAGCAACTGCACCAAGACTGATTTTTTCATCACCACCAGATATTCCAACATAGATGTCACTAGTGGTAGCAGTTGGGTTAGCACCAACAGCAACATGACAACCAGCACCCTCTGCAACAACTCTGAGAGTATCAGTTTGTTGATTAAATGCGGATGATGCAGTTGCAGATCCATTTGTAGTGGATATAACTTGCCCAGTGCCTACTGCTTTAATTGCGCTCATTTTCCTTAAATTACAATGTACCTGTTAATTAGTATTTAGACCTGTTCTTCTTCTGGTGACTCTACTTCAACCTCAGCAGTTGCTTCTGGTTGTACATCTTCACCATCAAATACACTATTCATAATTCCAGGAGTTGCAGTTTGAACTTTTTCTGCAGTTCTGGCATAAAGCATATCTTTGATAGCATCACTGATTTGTGTAGGTGATTCATCTTTCACCAAAAGATCCATTAATTCTTCCATGTTGTATAGGTTACAATAAATTTATTTATATTTCCCCACCCTTGGGTGTTTCAAACTTAGTTTCATCAATCTCAGGTGCTTGGGGAGTAGCACCCATTAAACCACCTGTTGTATCACCAGGTGCAGGTGCCATTGGTTGACCAGTTACTGGATCAACAGGCATTGCACTTGGATCAGGAATGACACCATCCTTGATTTCTTTTTCAATCAGAGCATCTTGCTCTTCAATCTCAATGTCTGTTTGTCTAAGAATCTTACGTCTTACATAATCATTGGAGTAATACTTACCAACATAAGGTTCTGCAAGTGCTGCAAGATTGAGTCTTTCAGTAGTAAGTTCTGCCTCTTTGAGTTCAGCAAAGTGATTATCATAGAGGAAGTCATACTGAATATGATCAGACATTTTCTCCCAATCTTCTGGGGTGCAGACATTCTTCAAGAGAAGTTGTGTCCTCAAAAGATCTTGGAACATGTGAGAGAATCTCTTTCTCATTCTTCCAACAAACTTGGAGAACTTGATTTCATCTCTCAGGATTTCAGATGATCTGCCCAGTGAGAAACCACCCTCTCCCTGAATTCTTGTTTCAGGAACATTCAAAGATCTGTACAACTTCTGTTGGAAGTAATTGATATCAGTAATTTCTCCAAGGTTCTGACCACCAGGAAGTGTAGTAATTTCAGTACCTCTACCACCTTCTCTTCTAGGTAACCAGAAGTCTTCCATCATGGACATATGCTTCTTATCATCCCTGATTTCACCAGTGTTGGAATCATATACCAACTTGTTTCTATAACGCATCATCACATCACGCAGGTATTGTTCTGCCTTTACCTTAGGCAAATTACCTACATCAATGTAGAAGATTCTTCTTTCAGGTGCTCTTGAAAGTCTGTAGATAACCAGTGAATCCTCAATCATCATTAATTGATTGAGTGGTTTGATTGCTTTGTGCATCCAAGAGAGTGTTGCTCCCTTGTTTCTATCTACCAGTCCTGAAGTGCAGTAACAAATAGAATCTCTGGTAAGTTTTACACCACCTGCTTGTGACTGTGTTCCATATCCAGTTTTCTTTGCTCCATCTGTATAGATGAAGTACTCTTCAATGGGTGGGAATTGAAATTGATCAGCAGCATTTTCCTGTCTAAGGAAAGTTCCATCACCTTTCTTTTTAACAATCTGACGAACATAGCGCATCTTAGATGCATCAATATATCTCAGTTCTTGAATACCAGCTTCTGGATTCTTTTGATCAATTACCTTGTTATAATAAAGTCTTCCATCAATATACCAATTTCTGAAAATTTCATGTGCCTTGGTATCAAAATCAAGGAGGTCAAGAATATATCTAAACTCTTCTCTAATTTTTTTCTTGATGCCCTCACTGGCATTCAAGTTTGAAAGTTCAATCTCCACTGGAGAATCATTAGTATCAGAAACAATTGCTTCATTTACAATATCTTCAATAGCACTATCACACTCAGGATACAATGACATAGATCTATATCTTCTGATAAGATCATTCTCATTCTTATAGATTCCTTCAATATCTACATAAGAGCCAAAAAAACCAGAGCTAATATAGTTCTCTGACCCATCCTGGTTATTGGGGGGTACAGGAGATACTAGCCCTGGTGGTTGCTTTTCGCTATCTTCAATTGAGAAACCAAATAGCCTTGCCATTATTATATACTAGGAGCGACTTTGCTCCTAGTATTTATCAACTTAAAATATCACTTAAGTGTTGGAGTTACTCCTCCATCACTTCTACCATCCTCAGCAATACCAATTCTGAAGTCCTGAACCTGGAAGGTTACAGTGAATTCTTCAATGGTATCAGTTGAATCATAGCTCAGATCAATTGCACCAACCTCAGTTGGGAAGATTCCAGTGAACTTATAAGATCTCAGCACTTGCTGTTGCTTATTGTTCTTAGGGTGAGTTTTTGCTTCTCTTGCTTTTCCTCTGCCCAGTTGTACAACAAAGGCATTGGTCATGTAAGAAGCAGGATTAGTAACGCCTGTAGCATGTGACAGGTCATTAATTGAGTTCATCCAACCCTCAAATGCACTTCTCAGATTGAAAGCCTCATCATTGATGATGGTTACAGTCCAAGGTTCAAAGGTTCTGTCACCAGCAACCTTGAGGATTCTACCTCTGAAAGGAACTGGAACTTCAGCAACAGTTGAAGCAGGAAGTTGAGCAGCTTTGCAGAGGAATCTGAAATCCCTTTGAGCAGTAGCATTCCAAAGTTGTGCTCCTTGTGAAATTCCAGCTGGGAATGAAGGAATAGAACACTCAAATAGATTGGGGCGAGCGCCCCCACCCCTCAAAGTATTTTTGAAATTATGAAGATTTTTTGTTGCGATGTTTGCCATTTTTGTTACCTCTTTGTGTTATTGCTAATGATAAATCAGGAACCAGTAACTTCAGAGAAGCTAATTCCACCTCTTGTAGCAACAAAGGTAAGAGTTACAAAGTTGATTGATCTTGCTGGTTGGATGAAGATATCAGCTCTGAACTCATTGTTGTCAACAATGTCAGGAGTGTTGTTCGTTTCATCACAAATGACTCTAAAGTCTTCAATACCTCTTTGTGACTGAATATCAGTCAGATATGGTTCAACAATATTAACAAAGTTTGCTCTGGTTTCAGCATCATTCAGTTCAAAGAGTTGATCATTTGCAGCAGCTTCAAGTGCTTGTTCAACTGTCAGGAACAGTCTTCTTACATTGATTCTGTCAAAAGCAGACTTGTAGCTAAGAGCAGTCTTGTCACCAAAGAGAATGGCACCAGCAGCATTTTGATTAATGACTGGGTTGATTCTTGCTTTATAGAGTAAGTCTCTTTGTGCCTTGTCAGGGTTGTATGCCAACTTGACAACATTATTCAGTGTTCCTCTTGCCTGACCAGCTGGTGAGAACCAAGGCAGATAAACAGTGTTGTTTCTTGCCATGATACCAGCAATGTCACCATTCAGAGGAATGTATCTGAACTCATTGTTGAATCTGTCAAAGACATACTTGTAACCACTATCAAGAACAGCAAAGGATGAACTTGAAATTTGAGCATAGAACTTCAGAACATTATTTGTAGCAGTTGTGGCATTGGTAACATTAACCACATTTGCTCTATGGGGAGAGATGACTGCTTGACAATCTTTTCTCTTCTCAGCAAGAGCAATCAAGAGATTTGCTTTTGCTTGTGTTTGTAATTCATCATTCATTGAACTACCCATAAGCAGGAAGTCCAGAGCAACCTCATCCTTGTTCTCAAACAGGTTATATCCATTCAGGACATCACCAAGTGCAGGAGCCATGCCACCAGATGCACCATAATCCTCACCACCTGACAGTGTGTAAGTTACATTGCCAAGCAGGTTGAACTTAATACCTTGAGCATTAAGACCCCATGCACCAGCACCACTAGTTACCTTAGTAAATCCAGAGGAGAAACCACCAGCAACAGCAGATACACCATTTGGTACATCAGCAGTTGTTCCTGGGTTAGCACCAGCAAAGATATACTGGGAGTTATTAGCAATAAAGCTCTTGTAGTAGTTTCTGATTGGGGCGTTTCCATCCTCTTCAGAATCTTTTGCCTTAGACATGAAGTAGTTGGTTTCAAGGATATTTCCTTGTACACCAGTTACATCTCCAGTGTCATCAACAATAGCAATGTGAATGGCATCATTAGTACCATTTCTTTCTGTTGAATAGAAGTTATCAACTGGTCTAGGAGCAAGGTTTCTCCAGAAGACAGTTGAGTTTGTCAGACCAAGGGTCTGTTGATCATACCAGTCAACAGCAGAGGAAGCAGCAATTGTATGGTAGGTTGCTTCACCACCACCAGTATTGATACCAGAATTGTTTACAAAGGTGATAACATCATCCTTTTCAATTGACTTGCCAGGGTTTGATACTTCATATGTAATGGGGTACTCTGTACCAGCATCAGTAGCAGCAGTAGAAACTCTACCAACAATTTTTACATCAAAAGTTGACTTGACATTTACTGAAGCATCAGTTGTAACACCAGTAATGATACCCTTGAGGTGTCCTACAAATGATGTTGTTGTACCTGCACCAGGTGATACAACAGACAGTGGTACAGTAACACCGTAACCAACAATAGCACCAGCATTGCCAGGATCAGCAGTGGCAATACCAATTGTTTGGTCTGCAAAGTTATCAATGGTGCAGACTTTCAAATTATTATTGACTTCACCTGGTTCTCTTGAAGCATAGAACCAGTCACCAGCACCTGATGAATGAGATTCCTCATAATCATCATAGTTTTTGATTTTAAGATCTGTGGAGAATCCTGCAACTGTGCCAGCATTGGCATTAGCAAGATTTGATCCATCAATTCTTACGACCTGGAGAGTGCCTCCATAAGAGAGGAATTCAGATGCAACCATCCAATCCTCATAATGTCTGTCGTTATCTTGGGGTCTCCCAAAGATTTCTAGCAGTTGTGATTGATTTGTTATAGAAACTGCTTCTTCAATTGGTCCACTTTTGAAAGGTGCAGCAATGGCACCAATATTATCAAGAACATTATCAGGTCTACCAACTGTAAGGTCAATTTCTCTGACCAATACACCTGGAGATAGTTGCGGAGTCGCCATTTAATACTCTCCTTAAGTTCTCAGATTGACTAAAAATATTTATTGTTTTCAAGTGTTTCAGTGGGGAAACAAGAAGTGAACTACCAATCTGGGTACACATCATGAGTGTACTTGACTCTTTTCTTCACCACTCTCTTCTTACAGCATTCCTTACACTCATAAGAGTATGATGATGCCACTGGTCCTCTGTCCTTTCTTGTTCTATAAAAACCATCAACAAGATTTTTCTCTTGACCACAAACTCTACACTTTCTTATATCAAGCAGTAGATGACCTAGATTAAACTGCTCATCAAAATCCATTACTTATAATCCCACATATAGGAAGCATCACCATACTCATCAGTGAACCATCTATCACCATCACTGTCTACAAATGAGGCATCTTCAAATCCATCATTGATAAAACCAAATGGTGCCATGTCTTGTTCAATTTGATTCTTCTGCTCTTCATACAATCTCTTTCTTACATCCTGATCAGTCAGTTCTTTAAAGTAATCTTGTGCTACTAACCAAGCATAGATGACCAAACACATAGCAAGGTCATCATTACAACCTTCTTCTGCCTCAAATGAATTATGCTTTGAGATGAATGTTGTCAGTTCTGATATAATCTCATAGTCATTAAAGAACAGTTTGTCCTCCTCAATCAAAGTCTTTAAGTTTAGAGAACCAACTTTCTTGACTGTCTTGGACATCTTCAATCCAAGTTGTGTCTTTGCTCCTGAAAATCCTTGACCAACAATCTGTCCTGCTCTTCCCCTCATAGAGCACATTAAGAGGTTTTGATATTCCAAGTCATATTGTAAGATGGCAGCAACTTGGTCACCAATATCATTTACCTCACATAAGACAAATGCTTCATTATATTTTCTTGCTAGTTCCCATATCACATTTGGAAACAGCATTGGTTTGATAGTATTGTTCCTATATTTTGCTACAACTCTGTGTGGGAATTCTGTAATGTCAACAATGATAAATGCAGAGTAGTCATTACCAACTCCTCTTGCCACGTCAACAGTCATTACATAATCATGTTTCTTCTTAGGTGGTTCATATACATCTAAACCAGCATTTCTTTGAATGGGATTATCATAGATAAGTGTTTTAAGTTTGCTAGGAGCAATCAATGTATCAACAGAACCTAGAAACTCACACTCAAACTCAATCTTGAACTGCTGTTCAGATGTGTTCTTGATAGTTTGTTTCTTCCATTTCTCATCTCTACCTGGAACTTCAGACCAGTGAACATCAGTAGGGATATAATCATTACTTCCATTCTCAGCATCATGCCACATCCTATAGAAGTGGTTCATACCATGAGGGGTAGAAACAATTATGACTTTTGTGCTTTTACCAGAAGTAATAGTAGGATAAACAGATGCAAAGAAGGCATCAGCGATGTGATTTGGAACGAACGCGAATTCGTCCAAGAAGAGGATATTGAACGACATGCCTCTGACAGCACTTGCAGATGTAGAAGCTGCCAATATCTTACTGCCATT